ATTTGTTCTTATCTTTACCATACCCCAATCTTATAGCAGCTTTAAGTGCAGATTTTTCATTATATTGTTTTCCGACTATCCACCCAACATGATATTTTTTAGGTGCTTCGTTTAACTTACCAATTTCTTCTCTTATGATTTCTCTTAATTGTGTTTTTGTTATTTTCATTATTTCATCCTCTTTACTAGAGATAACATCTCTCTCATAAATTTAGTTACAGTATTTTTATAAGATATTTTTAATGATTTAGCAAGTTCACTGTTTTCTTTATCCTCATTAATTTTATAAAACAATTCCAACATTTCTGATCTAAATTTTGATTCTATTTTAGTAATTTTTTGAACAATCTTTTTTGCTTTAACTATATCACCGGCAGACTCTTCTATATCATTGTTATGTTTTTCAACGACATCTTTTAAAGTAGGAAGTGGTTCACCAAATTTTCTATCCCAAGCATGTGATTCTTTGATTAATTCTCTCAGTTTAATCATTTTAATTCCTTTTTAATTTTTTGAATATCTGCCATAAGTTGTTGTGGACTTATACCCGCAGCATTAATTACTTTATATAATATAGCTGACCTTTTTATTCTATTCAAATTAGCATCCTTCATAGATTGAACAAACTTATTCAAAAATCTTTCAACAGTTGCTGGAAGTTTAACTTTTTCAAAATCAATTTCATTTAACTCTTGTTTTTCTTCCGATTGATGTTTTTCAACGACATCTTTTAAAGTAGGAAGTGGTTCACCAAATTTTCTATCCCAAGCATGCTCGTTCAATAACTTTTTTAATTTAATCATTGTGTATTCCTTCTTTTTTAGAATCATACTGACCTAACATTTTTAAAATGTACATCTTATCTAAATCTCGTAAAATGTTTTTACCACCTTTTTGAACTTGTCTATATCCAGTTGTACTACCTAATTTTTTTGAACCTGGTTCTGGTGTAGGTGTGATTTGACCTTCAGGTGAACCACCTTGTCTAACTGACCCTTCGGGTGGTGTTGTTGGTTTTTTAAGTATATCTTCACCTTCTGGTCCTCCAGTAGTTATAAAATTAGCTGTCTCTTGAGGTATTGTATACTGATTTGATTTACCAAACGCTCGTCTACCATAAAGTCTCATTTTTGGATGTAGTGGTGGTTCATCTGACCTAATATCTTTATGTGGGTCTAAAACTTGGTCTGATTTAAGATATTCAGGTGTAATTTTAGTTCTTTTCAAAGTTCCATCTCTATCCATAGCACTTTGTAATCCACTATACGGTCTATCTTCGTGAGTCAAACTCTCATCACCACCATAAATTGAATCCGCTGCTGGAACTACTACTTGTTTCATTCCACGTGGCATACTTGCCGGGCCCATTATACGTCTTTCACCGTGTCTTGTATAAATACCATCAGGCCAAGCATCTCCGTGTTGTATTCCACCTCCACGTCCTACAGTCGTATATGATGCTTCTTTTATTAATTTATACATTTTTTGTTCTAACATATTAATAAACACACTATGTATTCTTTCTTTTAAAATTTGCAAATTTAACTTTTAACTCTATAAAATACTTTTTATATAATTTCATTAATTCTACAGATTCTTTTTTGTATCCATCTCCGGGTAAATCTTTAATAAGCGTTTTCATTGTTCTATCAACCGCATCAAAGCTTCGTTCTATATTTGTAAAATAATTCTTAAATCCAGCAAACTCCATATTTATTTTCTCTTCAACCGGCTCATATCCACGTTTCTGTTTATTTTTTCTTTTTTGCATTCCACCTTTTACTTCATAATCATCATCATCAAAATCATAAGTTGAAAATTCAGCAGGATCTCCTTTTATATGAGGACCATTATGCACCCTATGATGAGCTACAAATTGCTTTCCACGTTTTGCATCTTTAGGCGGTTTTGCTCTTTTTAACTTTGGTGAATTAACTGCCTTAACTGTTGTTGGTAAACTGCTGCCAACTTCACTTAAAGTAGACTCAGGATCTAATCTCCAATCTTTCCATTGCTCCATCATTTTTCTATAATTAGACAAGTTATTCTCCCCTCATTATATCATTAATAATATATTCTACCTTACAGTATTTACCGCACGTTCTACCTTCAACTTTTTCAGTTCCTTCGTTCATGGGATACATAAATGCACCATGTGTAGATGGATTTGATACAAAATCAAAAGCAATTAATTCAAAATCACCCTGAACCTCTTGTTTATCTTTCCCGCCCGATTCTCTAACTGTTTCAACTGATCCCATACCCCGAGAGGAAATACCAAGTTTGATACCAGCTCTAAATAATTCTTTTAATATATTACCGCTTGGAGTTCCAAGAACTTCTACTGTACCAAGTAAATTATCGCCTTCCCAATGCATTTCTCGTACATTATGAGAAACATTTTGTAAATTTACTACTGAACTTTCTGGATGATCTAATTCTCCCATTGCTCTACGTTCTTTAATAAATGAATCTGTATATTTTTTAGCCTCTCGCATTAATATTTCTTTTGGATATACTCGTCCATTTTGATTAGTGGCTTCAGCTCTTTGTAATACTCCCCTAACAATTAACTTGCCGTTATTTTCTTTTAACGATTCATTTATTTGTTCTGTAGTAACAGAAAATGGTAAATAATCGACCAATAATTGCCTCATTTATTAACTCCGTGTTTTAATAATTTCATTTTTCAAATTTTCTAACCTTTTAATCCACCTATCAATAAAAGCGATGGTTTCCATTTTATTTGGTTCTTCACCCTTAACTTTGGTTTCTTCTATTAACCAACGTCGTTTTAAGTTCGATAAACTTAATAATCTTCCTAAAAAATTAAGCCCATCTTTATTCCAAGATAGCTTCTTCATAATAATAAAAAATCAGTATAACTGACCGATTTTATTACTCAATTTCACCAATCTTTCACTAATTTTTTTCAATGCAGTATGAGTTCGCTTCCAATAGCTACGCGAATCTACTTCTAACTCATTTTTTAACTTCACATTTAACTTTACTAGTTTATCTAGTTCATCTAATTTACCACGAACTTCTCTTACGGATTTTCCAATTTTTTGTTTTGCTGTTAGAGAGTCATCGTTTTTATAATCGTGGTATTTACCTTCATTTACGGATTCTTTTCTTATATCAGATTTCCAATTCTTAGATTTTGTAACTTTTACATCACCACCCTGATCGGAAACTAAATGAAAAACTGCTCCATCACCAAAAACTACAAAACCTGCAAGCTCATTTGTATAAACATAATACGATTGTGGTATCAAAGCTGATTTTTTAAATCTAGCTAATAATTCACTTTTACCTGCTCCACTTTTTATATCTGATTTTAAATCACGGTATACTTTATTTAATGGATATACACCCTTTTCACCATACCTTGATGCAGATTTTATTTGGTTTGCTGTAGCTTTAGCATCTTCATTTACAGATTCCAATTTCTTATCAACTTGTTTTGCTTTTGAAACTCCAACTCTTTTTGCACTTATAACTTGTGAACGACCGCCTTTAAGAACTTTAGCTACTTTCATTATAGCTTCGCCCCTACCACTAGCATCAATCAGAACACTACCAAATACAGTTTTCACGTGGAATTTTGCCTCATTAACTTTTGTAAATCCGAATACATCAGGTTTTTTATGACCTTCTTCATGTCCAGCTTTCTTTATCTTTTTAGATTTTTTCTTGCGGAATGCATGAGGAGTTTTAGGTGGTCCGGCTCCACCGTCTATATTACCGGTTACAGATGCTTCTTGTAATTCTTTTTTAATAAGTTCTCTAAGAGCATTACGAAAATCTTTAAGTGTCATGGACATTTTTTAACTCCTTCAGTAATTGATAGTACCTCATTAAAGTTAAAACCTGTTTATCTTTTACGACATTTCCTTTAGTTAAATTTTCTATTTGATTTATAGCTTCATTTAATTTAATTTTTGTAATCTGATCTTCTATTTTTGGAAAATGATCTTTTAATCTTTTTTTGATTGACATTATTTCAGCATCTATATACTCTCTTAGTGAATTTGTATTACTTACATTATTAATATAATGTTTAAGTAACTTCTTTTGATTCTCATCTAAATTTTTATATTTATTATTAAACTTATCAACAAGTACTTGATATGCAAGCAATCTCAAATCTTTATCTTCTTTATTATATTGATCTAAAACTTTATTTTTTATTTCTTCGGTGCTTAACTTCTTATTTACAATTTGTTCTAAAATTGTGAATTTAGAATTTACTATGTCATCTGGATTCATTGTTACATCTTCTGATATTTCGGATTGGAATGTATTATAAATAGAAGCAAACAATTTATAATTTGATATTCTACTATTAAAAAAGTCATCTACATTATATAATTTTTTTATTTCTTTAATTAAATTATACTTTTCTCTATTTAATGCAGAATTATTTAATTTTTTTCGAGATTTAATTACCGCTTCCAGTAATTGAATAGCTTTACTTTCAGATCCATAATTCTTTTCTAAAAGAATACGATATAATTGTAATTCCTTCCCCATTTCAGTATTTTCATTAAAAAACTTCTTTACTAACAATACAGATCTAGTTGATTTCCCCGCCAACACATCAGCTGTAATTTGTCTTGTTAGTAACTCAAAAAGAATTCCTGTATTCTTTAACTTATTATGTCGTGATTTTTGGGCCATTTCGTAAACTACTCCAAATTAATTATATTTTCTCATAAATAAATATAAAGTATAACAATAATTATTCATTTGATTCCCCATTCAATAAAGAACTTACCTCATTCTTATACTCATCTTCAACTTCTGAACTCTCGCTTAGTATTTTTTTGCCTTTATTTCCCATAGATTTTTTAAGTAAATCAAGATGAGCAAGTGCTAATGGTTTTCCATATTTAGGAGATCCACTTCCACCCTTTCGCTTATCATGTGCACCTAATGGATCTCTACCTCTAGCAGAACCATCTTTTCCATAATGAGGAACTTCTTTTGGCCTTCCAGCACCATCCCATCCACCAGGAGGAGATCCACCTTCATCATCTAATTCATGGCCCGTTCTACCCATTGCCATATCACTTGGAGTTCCTTGTGATTGACCAGACTTTTCTGGGTCATTTCCTTCATTTTCAATTTGTGACCTTCTAAATTTTTGTTTATAATCAATCAAAATATTCTCATCTTCCTTTTTAATTTCCTCATCAGAAAATCCAAATATATTTTTATAAATCCAGTCAGAAGATACCAACCCGTCTCCTAACATTGAGCCTGCCAATGAAGTTTTATTATTCCACAGTTCAACTTTTTCTTCTTCATAAATCGTAGATGGGTTTGTTAGACCAAGTTCAAAATTTACTAAATCAGCATCGGTATATCCTTGTGAATATAAATGAACTATACCAATTTTTGTCAATTCACTAATAACAATTCTTTGAATCCGTTCAATAGTACGAGCAAAGCGGACATCCTCCGCAGCCAAGGTGGATTTTGATCCCACCTGGTCTTCATATCCGAGAAAAGCTTTCGGTATTCTTAATGAAGCTAACAATTTATTTTTAAGATACTCTATATCTTCAGTCGCTTCATATGTTAAACCTGGTAATGAATCTATTTGTGTTCCACTATCACCACCACGAACAGGCAAGAAAAAATCCTCTGTAATATTCTGCATATTATATTTAAGATTGTAATCACCATCATCATCTACTACTGGAGCTTTTTTCATCTTATTAATAATTTTTTGCATATAATTATCTACTTCCGATGGAGGTATATTACCTATATCAATCTGAAAAATTCTCTTTTCTGGAGCTCTCATAATTCTATGGATCATCATAGCATCTTCCATAAGAACTAGCTGTTTCCACGTTTTTCTAGTACCTTCAATTTGTGATTTACCATATGGTAAATAATTAGAATCTGAAAGTAATCTGAAATGTGCTACCTCATAATTTTCTAATTCTTCTTTTGCTGCAGATTCTGGTTTATATCTATGTTGTGTCTGTGTTGGTTCGAGTAAAAATTGAACATATTCAGGATTATTTGGATCTTGACCTTCGAGTCGGGAAACGTCATATACTGACAATGGAACTACATTTGTAATACCATATTTTTCATTAATTTCTAATTTCAAGAAAAAATCACCATACTTACACATATTACGAATCCAAGGCCATAAATTAAACTCTACATTTATTACGTCATAAAATAAATTATGTAATATTTCTTTAATTTGATTATTATCACTCTTGATATCTAAAACATTTCCATATGGTCCCTTCATAGTACTTTCATCTGAATAAATATCTAGTGCCGAAGCTATGATCGCATCACTATCCATACTCTCATAATCCTTAAACAAGTTTAATCTCATAGATTTTACAAGTAATGAATCTGAATACCCGCTTAATCCAGCACCAGTATAAATTTTCTGAAACCTATCTACTAAATTATTTCTAGCTATAGATTGAAATCTACTTGTATCAGCTACTTTTAATTTTTTCCCACCAATATTTCTAATAATGACATTAGTAGAAAATAATCTTTGTAATCTTGACCGTAATGATTTATCTGCCATTTTTACCTCTCTTAATTAATTAACCATTCCAGGGATTCTTTTTCTTTTCCAATTTCTATTTCCCAAGAATCATTTTTATTTCCCGTTGGAAGATAGACACCTTGATTAGTTGTAATACTATTTAATGCCTTCTTTTGTAACTCAATTCCTTCTGCTCTTAATCTAAGAGCAGTTTCCCTAATCCATAACCCAATAGCAAAAGAAATAACCAAATCATCATTATAACCCCGCATTGCTTCTGCTTTACTTCCGTTCCAAATAAATACAAACAGTTCATCAATTAGCCGTTGAGAATGTACAGTTACTAACTTTTCCCTAAAAAATTCTTCTAATTTTGCTATTACTAATGGTCTTGTTTTTTGAGTTAATGTAAATCCTGGAACTAATTGTTTTTCTGCCCTATTAATTTTATTATTGATTTGTTTATGTGTATCTACTATCTGCAAATCTTTACTCATATAAAATAAATTATCATATTCTCGATCAATAACTTGTTGAATAGCTGCCCAACCAATGTTATTATTCTCTATAACAAGTAATGCATTATTATATTCTACTGACATATTTACCAATAAATTTCCATACTCTCTAGTCCCCAGTCGCCCTTTATATTCAGCAACTTGCTCTAAGCTTTCTATATCTATAACATGAAAAGCAGAATAATCCGTTGAGTCTCCACGACTTACATCAGCACACACAATATAATCTTTTGTATAATTTGGGGGCTTCCATATCCACACATTACTATCAACACCACGCTTTTCAATTGGTTCTGTTACTTGTTTTTCACGATATTCCTCTATGATTAAACCATCTATTACAGATTGACCAGAAGTTATGAATTCTGTATCGCAATTATGACTTACAACACCATCAACATTAAATATATTATTTAATCTTACATTAATAACATCATATAATTCAATATTTGAATTAATTAACTTTATATCATCAACAAATACGGATTCACCATTATTTGAATCAATTTTACAGCCCGCATATAATTCATATGCAAATATTTCAATATTATCTAATATAAATCTGTGTTCGTAAGAGCACTTTAATATTTTTCCAGTATTTAATTTAATTTCAAAATATTTATTTTTTTTCAGTTTTTTTATACCATCAAAATTAACAAACCCGTTTGGAGTTAATATTTCATATTTACTATTGTTTATCATGTAGCAATCCTCACAAAATCACATCCCAAATATTCTTCAATTTCTTTTTGGCGCTTAATATCCTTCTCTTTTAATTTTCCATTCTTAAAATGGTGCTTTTCATCAACTTCAATTACCACATTCTTTTCTTTGTCGTACCCGTCCACAAAATAACCCAATTCTTTAATATGGTATTCTCCACCATTTTCTGCGTGTTGGAAGTTATATCCGTGATCTTTTCCATATTGTTCTATAATTGCTATTGAATTTATGTTATATCTTGGTGCGCATTTACCATTCATTTTTTTAATATATTTAATTGTACTTTTTCTCATTTTTTGTATTGTTTCTATTTTATGTGGCTTTCCTAATTGAGATCTTTTACAATCCGTACAATATCTACAATATTTATTAAATGTATACGTTTTATTACACACACATTTAAGCTTATTAGTATTATAATTATATTCTACAATAAATTTCATCTTTTCTGGTAATGATAGCGATCTACCCATAATTTTTTCGGCACCTATAGCATATTCACATATCGATTTATATAAAACAACATCATCATTTATCATAGTTCTATATTTTGCTTTTCCAATATAATTTTCCCATAAACAATTTTTAATTAAAATATTTCTTGTTTTTTGTTTTGAATATAACATATTAACATTTTTAATTTTATTATTTATTTTATTATACCCATTGCGTACATATTTAGAACGATATTCATCTTTCTGTTTATAATTTGGTAAAAATCCAAGTTGAACAATTTCATCTTTACCAAACTTCTCTCTGTATTCAAAAGTAGCTATTGAATGTACAGATTTAAAGTGTTGAAACAATTGCTTGGCCTCATAATTACACATTTTACATTTTAATTTATTCATTAGATAAATCCTTATATAGCTCTTCTAATGTAATATCTTTAATATCATTCGTATCTATATCTTTAATAGTTATAGTACTTTTGCCCCATAAACACTCCTGTGCGGCAAGTGAAGGACCCAATATAACATCTTGTTCATCTCTCCACTCTTGATCTCTATCAGGATGTAATGACCAATGTAATTTCATAAAATTAAAATCATTTAATCCATCTTCGGCGTCCATCCAAGTTCTGTGAAACCAATTACCCACTCCATTAGGAGTGCTTAATGCAATACATTGACCACCCGTAGATAGTGTTTGCGAAGAAGCTGCCCAAATGTTTTCGATCTTGTCAATAAACCCACATTCATCCAAAATTAATAATGATAATGCTTCTGATCTACCAGCATCATCTCCACTTGAGGTAGCTTTTATTTGCGATCCATTTTTATATCTCAATGATAACTTATTATCTTCTACACATCGTTGTTTTAACCAACTTGGTAAGTTTGCGTGCATTACACGAACTTTAGTTACAAGATTTTTAGCAACTTCTTGTTTAGTAGCAATAACAAGAATATTCTTATCATTGTGAAATGTCATCAGCCATAAAGAATATCCTGCCGTAAGAGTTGAAATTCCAAGCTGTCTTGCTTTAAGTACTATATTAAATCTATTATCTACCAAATCTACCAACATTTTTTCTTGAAAATCATATAAATGAAATGGTATTTTACCTTTAATTGGGTGCTGTATAAAACAGTATTTTTTCAAGAAATAAACTGGATCAGACGCACATTTCTTATATTCCTGCTTAATGGCATCTTTCAACTGACCTTTTGAGTTTCTTTTATTCATATTTTTAATATACTATATGTATTGTTCCACTTCCACTTACACGACGAACGCCAATTTCATACAATTCTTTAGCAGTAAGATTAGAAGCTGTTAATGTATCTCCATCAGTAGGATTAATTATAGAGTCTCCCGCGGTTTCAACAATAAATCCACTTGATCCTCTATTTGATCCGGTAGCATAGTAATCTGCAGCAGATACTGTTTTTACTTTACTAAATTTAGCATCATCACTTACATCTGGTGTACTACGGCTAGATACATCGGTTCTTCCTCTACTTCCTTGTGTTACAGTTGCCATTTACTTTCTCCTATTAAAAGTTGTTATTATCCTAATTATAAATAGATTATCTTAATGATTTTTCCATATTTTCTAAATGTTCTAAAGCTTCATCAGCCAACTTTATAACCCCTTCTTTATCCATACTCCACTTTTCTTTATCAACAGAATATCCATCTGCTCTAAATTGTTCCCAAAATTCAGGTGATTTCTGATTTTTAAACTCTAAAATTGTTTGTTTCTGATCTTCTATCCACGCTAATTTATTTCTTATAATCTTTTGTTCTGCCCACTCATCATATGTGCCACCAATCCTCAATTTATTTTCTATTGTAATTTGACAATCAAAGCAATGACCATATAAATACCACATTTTATCGTCCAATCGTTTTTTCATTACTTTATCACAATTCGGGCAAAACCAAGGAACTCTAGCTTCTTTTGTTACTTCTAATCTTTCAGCTGATCTCTTCCGCTCTTCTTCTTTCTCTTTCTTTGCTTTCTCTTTAAACTCTAAATCCTCTTTCGGAACAAAAATACGTTTTTCTGGAGATCCGCCTCTTAAAATTGATTGGAGAGCTTCGTTTTGTCTTCTATTTTC